AAAGCGTGTTTTTATAATTATGAGTGGAATGGGTGGGTAATAAAAAGCGTGTTTTTATAATTATGATTTTGGAACAATACTCAATAAATGATTAACATGTTTCTTCAAATCTTTCTCTGTTCCGTCATGTTTATATGTTCTTCGTACATTTATTCTTTTTCCATTAATGTAAGCATCATGTGTCAATTGTATTTTCCCATTTAGTTTATCTTTTTTCGATATACCTTTTGGTAATTTATATGAAGTATCAATAATATCATTATCTAATTCATATAGTTTATCTATTGCTTGTTTTAATTTTTCAATTGGTCCAACTTTCGTTGATTTTGATGTTGACCAACATTTTGTAGTTAATTTTGGATGTCCTTCAATTCTAAAAAATTCCCGAGTATATTTTTTTTTCCCGTCTTTATTATATATTGGTTCATTGGAGTAATATACATAACTAGGCATCATATCATGAGTAATACCCTCAGGTAATTTTTTTACTGCAGTTACTTGTCTTTTAGGTTTTTTACGATTACTATTTTGAACAGATTGAGAAACAATTCGAAGATTACTTATCCTATTATCTAATTTATTCCAATTAGCATGATCAACTGATAAATTACTATCGTCTGTCTTGTTACCATAAAAATCCATTAATAATTGATGAAGACACAAAAATTTATTTTTATATCTCAAACAAATATACCCAGTTGCTTTATGCAAATACATTGTTTTCATATCTTTAATTAAAAACATACCAAGTTTATCAAAATCAATTTTCGTAAATATATCTTTTCCAATATGTATCATTACAAATTTTTCATCATTTTCATCAGACACAACATATTTACTATTAATATTTTTTTGACCACTATTTTTTCCTTTTTTAATATCTAAACCATATATCTTTGTAATAATCTTATAATTATATTTATTTTCGATAATCTTTGAAAGTTCATCTAAATCATATTCTTTAGTTTCATCCAATTCAACATCATCAATATTAATTTCTTCAGATGTATTTTCCTCAATTTTATCTTCATTATTTTCAAAAATAGAACTATCAATACTAATTTTTTTATATCTATGTTTAAAATTAGACAACTGATTGTTTAATTTATTTCCATCAATATAATCAATTGTATTTCCTGAAATATTCGTGTTTAAAAATATAATATTCTTTAATGTCAATCTTGCTGTAGTTACAACATCACCTGATTTATTGATTCTAATTGATATTTCACCATTATCATATTGATATTTTTTAAATATATTATATGTTTTTTCACACATGAATACATGATTATCATTTGCACAGTGAATAATATATATATTATTTTTTGTTTTCCATGTTGCATTAATCATATATCCTGAGTAATTTCCTGTATTTTTCGTATGACCATTGATAAATTCAACAATGTCAAATTTATCTTTAATTTTATCGAAATATTTATGTTGATATTTAATATTATCCTTTCTAATATCATTTTCATCACCATTCAAATATTGAAATAATAAATTATCATGTTTAAAACCAAATAATACATAAAAAACATCATATTTTTTCCCACTATTTTTATAATACGGAAATTTATGGGAATCATCAAAATGAAATTTCTTTTTTAACGATTTAATTTTCTTGTATTGTTCAGTATCTACTATCATTTTTTTCTCAATATTTTGCTTATTTGTCATTATGATTTCATATTCGTTATCATTTACTTTTACGAATGAGTTTAGCATTTTTATAATTTATATATTGTGCTATGTCTTTAAGTTCTAAATATTTTAAATTCAATTTTAAAATATTTATATTAAAATTATTTTTAATAAGATATTAAAACAACCCAAACTAGCTTAGTTACTATATGCCAACCCGCCCATCCCCGACATAATTCTAAGCACGTTGTAGTTAGTAGCATAGACACGGATCTTGGAGCCGAGAGCAGCCTTGGGGGTAAGCTGAAGCTGGAGAGTGGCATTGTCGATACGGGACATGTTGCAAGTGCCGGAAGGCTGGTGCTCCTCGGGCTTGAGGGCGAAGGAATAGACGTTGATACCAGTGACAGGGACGTTGGTGTGGTGCTGGTAAGGCTGGACAAGGTTGAAGTAAGAGCCGAGTCTCTCAACGAATCTGTCGTGGCCGTTAAGCTGGAGCTTGGCACGGACAGTGGGGTTTCTGCCAGCATTGACAGGGCCGAAACCAGCGTGGTCAGCGTAGTCAGCAGCAGTGGTGAGGGCACTGAAGTCAGTGGGGGCAAGGTTGCTGGCATTGGGACCAGGGCCGGCAGGGTTGCTGAGGCCAAGAGGTCTCATCTGACCGTTAGTGGTACCGAGGACACCATTGTTCATGTTGCCACCGACACCGCTGAGACCAGAGGCGTTCTGCACAACATTGCCGGAGCTGAGGCCAGCGTTGTTGCTGAGGAAAGTGGCATACTCGGCATCAACATCACCGAGACCAACGAAGGGGAATACATCAGTGTCACCATCAACATTAGTGAAGACAAGCTGAGAAGGATCAGCGACACCAGTGGCGCCGAGACCAGCATCAGCATCGTAGTCGTCAGTGTAGTTGTTCCACTGGTTGAAACCAGCCTTGATGACGTCATCTCTCTGCACAACCCAGATGAGCTCCTTGCAAGGGTGGTTGAAATTGAGCTTCACCTTAACGTTGGTATTGACAGTGGATTCGTCACCAGTGAATTGAAGCTGATCAATGAGGTACTCGTGAGAAGTCTGGGCGAATCTGCGTCTCTCGTCAGTGTCGAGGTAGATGTAGTCGATGAAGAGAGCTGCGTACTCAAGGGAAGGAACGCAGAAAGCATCGTATCCAGCAGTGGCACTGGCACCGCAAGCGGTGGAGACAGAGGTAGAGACGTAGCACTCACTCTTGGGTCTGAACTCAAGGTTGAACTTGACCTCGTGGTACTGAAGAGCAATAAGAGGAAGAGCAAGACCAGGGTTTCTGCAGAACCAGAACTGGAGTGGGACGTAAAGGGTAGTGGCATCAGTGCGGGTAAGACCGGTACCGGTGAGGGCAACAGTGTTACCAACCATGTTGTCATAACCAGACTTGAGACCAGCAGGGATGGTGAGCTCGTTCCAGATGGTGAGCCAATCACCATAGTGCTTGTCGATTCTCTGACCACCGATCTCAACCTCGACCTGCTTGATAAGCATGTGGCCAACATAGTTGACCCAGCGGAAGAAGTGGGACGAAACAGTGGATTCGACAGAGGGGAGAGTCACCTGAAGGTAGACTCTGTGGATAAGGTCACCGTTTCTAGAAACAGTGCAGGTAACTCTCTTACCGAAGTCAGCAGTACCGTTGAAGGTCTGCTCGATAGACTCCATAGAGAAGTTAGTGTGTCTGCGGTAGACAACCTTGAAGAAGGTAATCTGAGGATTACCGGTAAGATAGATATCTTGTGCGCCATAGGCAACTAACTGCATTAAACCGCCTCCCATTTTTTTATATTATTACAAAAGAAAAAAAATTTATAATAATGAAATTAATTAAAAAATTAAAAAAAAATAATAATTATATAACGTTGCCTCTTTATTTACTCAACTAAATTTTTCTTAATAAAATGTTTTAAACAATCCTCCAGATTTATTTCTTTTTTTAGTTGCGCTGTTGGTTTTAAAAATTCAAATTGATCTTTTCCTATACATTTAACTGTCCATCCATCAGACAATGCATTGTAAATGAACAACATCTTTTTTATCTTTGTTGGAGTTAATTCAGCCTTCTTAAGCTTAGAATTTATCAAATAATTTCCACTTTCCGTGTTTTTTCTTACCTTTTTAGTATTGTTTAATGATATATCCATTTTAATTTATTTTAATCCTTGATAAAAATATTTTGAAATAAACCTAAATTGCTAAAATTGTGCCTAAAAAAAATGGATTTCACAATATCTCGCGTATATTACTTTACGATTCTTTATGTAGTCTAGTACTTAAAGACTTTTTATATAAAATATATTATAAAACATATCCTATGTTTGGTAATTATAAGGGGCCTAAAGTGAAAAAGAATGACAAGCGGATTACTTTGGATGCTAAACATAACGAAATGATAGCATCCTTTAAAAAGATGAAAAAAAACCTTCCTATAATAAAAGCTCAATTTATCAAATATCTGAAAGAATATCAAGAATTGAAAAAAAAAGAAAAAAGGCTAATGTCTATAGCAGATTTTGAAAAAATGGATGAATTAAAGAAAATTTGCAACAATCTTAAAAAACAAATAATTGATATTCAAAATAATAGTGAGGAAAGACAATACTTCATGAATGTCGGTTATCTTTTACATGATTATCATCAAAACAAAAAATCAAATAAAAAAAAATCAAATAACAATGATTTTTTATTAAATAAACAGAAAGAGAATGAAAAAACAGAAGAAATAAGTAAATATCCAAGTGTTCTCGAATTTTTTGACAATAGAGAGAAAAAAGAAGAAAAGTCTAACAAAGAAATTAGTTATAATAATGTCAAAATATCCGATTTCGTTACAACTGAAGTCGGATATAAAAGAGCTGATACTCTTTATGATTATCTCAAACAAGTCGATAAAAATTTCGTTCCCAAAATAGAATTTTTTATGGACTATGACAAATGTATTGATTGCAATATTGAAATGACAATTGATCCCATTGATGGTCTACAGATTTGCGATAAATGTGGAAGACAAAATCGACTCCTCATTGAAAGCGACAAACCCAACTTCAAAGACCCACCCCCCGAAGTATCATACTTTGCTTACAAGAGAATAAATCATTTTAATGAGTGCTTGGCATTTTTCCAAGGAAAAGAATCTACTGATGTACCTCAGGAAGTCTTTGATAAAATTCTTATTGAGATCAAGAAGGAGAGAATTACCAATTTGGCTAGATTGGATTATGATAAGATTAGAGCCTATCTAAAGAAATTGAAGCTCAATAAATATTATGATCATATTCCACATATATTGAATAGAATCAATGGTCTTCCTCCACCTGTATTGAGTAAGCAACTTGAAGAGAAATTACGATCCATGTTCAAACAGATTCAGAATCCATTTAGAATGGTATGTCCCAAGGCTAGAAAGAATTTCATTTCTTATTCGTATGTACTGCATAAGTTTGTACAACTACTGGGTTTTGATGAATTCAAGAGTTGTTTTCCGCTTCTTAAAGATAGAAATAAACTCCATCAAACAGATCTGATTTGGAAAGGAATCTGCAAGATTCTTGGATGGAAATTTATTAAATCTATTTAAGGAAATATTTGATAATATATAAAATGTTTAGTCATAGAAGTCAATACAGATACAGAAGAACAAATCATTTTATAGATTCACTTAAAAGTCTTAAAGTCCCTTCAAAAATAGTGAATAATGTTGTTGAAGATTTTAGATCAAGACAGAATATAGTTACCAATGATATTATAAAATGTTTGAATAGTAAAGTTCCTTTTGAAATTACAAATATTATTATTGATTATCTGAAAAATTACAATAATATTAGTATTGGAGCAATTCAAAAATATTTAAGAGAAAATGATTCATGGAAATGTGATGATATAATAATGTCTCAAATATCAGATGAACCATCAACTTTTTCATCATCTGATGTAAGTAAATTATGTAGTTTATTTAATGAAGTATCCAATGTATATGATAAATGTAGAGGTGAAAGATTAAATTTTTTATCATATGCATATGTAAATAACAAATTATTTCGTTTAGTTGGTTATGATGAATATTGTTCATATTTTCCTACATTAAAATCTATTGATAAACTCAGAATCTCAGATAAAATATGGTTGAAAGTATGTCAAGAGCTTCGTTGGCAACCAATTTTATAATCTAATTTTTAGATATATGCCAATTTATGAACCAGAGAAATGGAATAATAATAAATATATTAGAAAATCCCATAATTGTTATGCGTATGCCTTAGACAAAATTGATTTAAGAATGGCGAAAAAATGTAAAAACATTCTTAAATCTGGAAAAACTTGGAAATGTCCTCGTATTCAACCTGCTGGATATCCCGATAATAAATCCATTAAAACCTGTAAAACCATGGAAAA